TCAGACATGGACCACCCCGATGACCCGCCCCAGCAAAATCAGGTGGTCGGTGCGTTTCACTCTCAAAGGATAGCCGTTCTCTTCGCCCCAGGGGCCGTTGTCGGCGTGTAGCTCGACGATCAATGGCACGTAGTTGCCCCGCACATAGCGGATGCGCTTCAGGGCGAGTCCGGCGCCGTTCAAAATGTAAAGCACGATGCTGCCGTCCGGGACGGCGCTGCGCAGGGCTTCGATGCTGCTGCTGCCTTCCGGCTCGAGCTCGCAGCCGTCGAGGCTGATCACCACCGCCTCCCGCCCGGGAGCGAGCAGCGGCAGCATGCTGTCGCCCACCACCCGCACCAGACCGAGATTGCCCTTCTTCGGCAGCTCGGCGATGCGGCAGCCGCAATCCCACCCCTGCGATAAAAGGCCGTGCCCGGCCGCAGCCTCCTCCACTTCGTGCCGCTCGGTCACCGTCAGCTCCGGCAAGGGCGCCACGGTGATCTCCGTCGCCCGGACCTTCGGCTTGGGCTTGTCGATCGGCAGCACATCCATCGAGCCGGCTTCTTCCTCTCCCAGATAGGGGCGCAAATGCCCCCGCAAGGCCAGACGCTGCTTTGGCCGGATGCCGCCGCCCTGCAGCCACTTCATCACTGAGGTGTGCGCCACGTCGAGTATCGATCCCGTCGCGGCAAGCGTCAGCCCCTTGTCAGACATCCAGTCCTTCAAGGCTTTGATTTCGTTGGTGGGCAGTGCTTCCATGCCCTTACATAACGCACAATTAAGCAATGCACAAGGCTTGTCGCAGTGTTTTTCGCACCAAAATGCGCACATGAAAAATAGGCGGAAAAATTTTGAACGAGCTTCTTGACGCAGAACTGCGCACCCTTTAGTCTGCCGACACGAACCGATACCGACATCAGGCACAAAGGCACAACGCACAATGAAACAAGATCGAGTCATGCTCCCCCAAGCGGTCGCCCCGCTAGTCAAGGCCTACGCCAAACGCGAGCGGGTCACCGTCCCCCGCGCCGCCGAAGAACTGATCGCCGCCGGCCTGCGGGCCAAGGCACAGGCGGCCGCAGCCGCCGAAAGCTCCACCGCCCAGCCTCGCTGAGCCTCCCCGAAAGAGTGCTCCCGGGCAGGTACGAACTGCCCGGGAGCGTTGAAACCCAAGGACCAAACCGTGAGTTCACCCGCAAGATACCCGTCCGCCGCCGAGCCGCAAGCTCCGTCCCGGACTCCCGCCCAGTCGGCCGCCCTCGAGGCCGCCAAACAACTCCTCGCCCTCAATGGCCTCCGCCTCGAGGATCTGCTCACTCTCCATGCCGAACCAGTGATGATGCGGGTCAAGGACGCCGCCGCCAAATATTCGGTGACGCCTCGCTGCATCGAGAACTGGGTCAATCAGGGTCACCTGAAATGCTGGCGCCCTTCCAATAAGATTTCCTACATCGACGAGCGACAGCTCCGCGCTCTGCTGATGGGCAAAGGAGTGCCGGCATGACTCTCGCCACCTGCCCCGTCTGCCTGCGCCTCGCTCCCGCCGGTGCACCTCGTCCCCGCAAAGCCTGCCGCCGCTGCCTCGCCGAATCCCTCCCCGCTGGCTCTTGCGACGCCCGCTTCTACGCCCAGGCCCGCGCTGCGCACCTCACTAGCCACCGTTGCGCCCCCCGCAAAAGCTGGTGGCAGCGACTCAAGCGCCTGCTGAGGCTCCCCTGAATGCCGGCCTCTGTCCCGTCTGCTGGCATCGCTACGGCAGATACATGCCCCTCGGCTCCAGCGGCATCTGCGGCGCCTGCCGCGACCGCCGCCCCGTCGAAAGACTCATGTCTGACGAGGAGCGAGCACTTCACCATCGCCTTCTCCAAGCTCGTCAGCAAGCTCTACATGAACCGCGAAGTGATGCGCCAGATCTACCAGCCCAGCGCTCTCGCCGACGCCGCTGAAACCCGCAGCCTCGGCGGCCTCAGCATCGAGGGCAAGATCGATGAATCGGTCGCGCTGATGGACGAGTTCGCCGCCGCCTGGTGCGACCGTTCCTCCCGGCAGGAACTGGAAACTGCCGAAACTGCCGCAGCCCGGGCCAAAATCACCGCGATGAATCGCGACAAACTCAACCTGGCCAACGCCGCCAAAGCCGCCTCCGGCAACAAAGGCGGCCGGCCCAGAAAGGAAAGATCATGAGTGCCAAGTCCAAACCCATGCATAGCCTGCAAATCCCCATCGACCACCTCGCCGCCGCCCACGAGTACGACTGCGAACTGGAGTTCCTCGCCCTCATCCGCCGCTGCTGCCGTATCCGCGGCCCGGTCAAGGCCCAAGGGCTCGAAGAGCTGATCAATGACGGCGTCGTCCTCCGTGCCGAGGACGGCCTCATCCCCGCTTGCGTCGCCGAAACGCTCGCCTACATCGAGGGCCAGACCAGCGCTGGTTTCAAGGGTGCAGATCGTCGCAAGTCCTTGAAAACGGAAGCGACCCTTGAGGCTCCCTGCAGCGCCGCCGCAGCCAGCCCGAAGCCAGCCTCTAGCCAAAGCAAAGCAATGCAAGACAAGCAAGACAAGACAGAAGCTGAAGCTTCTTCCAACACCCATTCCCCTGCCGGGGAGAAGCCGCCGGGCAAGCCGGCTCGGGAGGTGGGCTATTCGACCGACTTCGAGTCCTTTTGGGAGCAATACCCCCGCAAGGTCGGCAAGGGCGAGGCTTGGAAAGCCTGGCAAGCCCGGGCCAAGCCCCTGCCGGCGCCGGAGACGCTGCTGACTGCCCTCGGTCAGGCCTCGGTGAGCGAGCAGTGGCGCCGGGACGGCGGTAAGTACATCCCGCATCCCGCCACCTGGCTCAACGGTCGCCGCTGGGAAGACCAGATGCAGTCGCCGCCCGCCGCCGGCATGACCCAGTCGAAACTCGCCGACATGCTGGGCTTCTGAGATGAGCGCCGCCTGCCTCTACTGCGGCTCCTCCGCCGCCCAGGTGCTCGCCCAGTTCAGCCGCTGGAGCGACTGCCTCTACCACTGCCCCTGCCCCGGCTGCGTCGGGCTCTACCTGCGCCATTACGAACCGACCACGCCGGAACGCCTGAAGCGCCGCATGGACGCCTTCCTCGATGTCGCCCCGCTCCTCGCCGCCGAGACCCACCCCGAACGCCTGCCGGCCTGGCTTGCCATCCCGCCCAACTACACCGGAGAGAAATCGCTGATCATCGCCGGCGCCACCGGCTCCGGCAAGACCCGCGCCGCCTGGTTCGCCCTCCAGCAGAGCTGGGTGATGTTCGGCCGCAAGTTCGCTCCCTTCACCCACGCCGAGCTCTCCACCAAGCTCGCCCAAGGAGCGCTGCAGAACTACGGACGCGGCGCCGACGAGCTGGTCGCCCGCTGCGTCTCCGCCCCGACACTCTTCATCGACGACCTTGGCAACGGCAACGCCGACGCCCGGGTCATCGACCGCCTCTGGGAGATCATCGACCGGCGCTACAAGACCGGCGCCCCCATCCTCGCCACCACCCAGTACAGCAGCGAGGCCCTCGGCGAAAAGCTCGGCGGCATCGAGAAGACCGCCGCCCTGATGCGCCGCATCAAGAACGACGGCCTGATGCTGGTCGACCCCGCCTACCTCGCCGAAGCCCAAAAGAAACGAACCACAGCCAAAAAGGAAGTCCTCGCATGAAAGTCCAAGTCACCTGCTGGGAATGTGACCTCGATCACACCCACGAAATCCCTGCCGAACAAGCCGGCCTCGAAGTCGACACCACCTGCCCCAAGTGCCACTCGATCAACATCGTTGAAGCGCCGCAAGAAGACGAGGCGCCGGAGATCGAGCCCCTCGCCAATACGCAGGAGCTCGCCTGCCGCGACATGATGTGCCGCATCGAGCAGGACCTCGCCCTGGCGCGGGGACACATCCGCGAACTCGAGGCGCTGCTCCCCGCGCTCGAACGGAGGGCCACCGCATGCTGACCCGCATCGACTGGCGCACGCCGCTGAAGTCGGGGAAGAAGGCGTTGCGCTCGCACGCTCTCGGCCCCGATCCCAAGGCCTACCTCTGCGGCGCCGAACGCCGCGTCAATCGACGCCTTGGCCCCAACAGCCGCCCCTTCATGGACGAGATGCCCACCGGCCAGACTCGCTGCGAAGCCTGCCTCGAACTGATCCAAAGCGCCATCGTCTGACACTATGAAGCTCTACCGCCGCCAGCTCAAGTCCGGCCCCAGTCCGCACTACTATGTGCGGCTGCGGCTGTCGGGACGCGAAATCCGGGTCAGTACCGGGCGCCGCACCTACGCCGAGGCGAAGGCTTGGGTGCAGCGTCACATCCAACCCTTGAAAGACGAAAAGACCCTGGCGGCCTTGGAGAAGGCGGCACAAGTTGCCCTCGCCGGCGAAGCCCTGCCGCTGCTCGACGAGCGCGGCTTGGATCTCCCAGTTCGCAACGCCAAACACTCGGCCAAACGCCGCGCCTTCCGCTCCACTCCGGGCTACACACCGAGAAAGGAAGTCGAGCGTCCCAGCGCCTGGACCTGCTTCGAGCAGGCACACCCGCGGCTCAGCGTCAAAGAGCGCCGTGCCTATCTTTGCAGCCTGCGCGGCTTCGCCGCCTGGCTTGCCAAGGCCCGGGTCGAGGAGCGGCTCAGCCAGAAGCGCAAGAAGATCGCGGGACAGGATCTCGCTGCGGTCACCGCAAAAGACGCCCAAGACTGGCTGCGCTCGCTGGCCGCTGCCAAGCTTGCCACCGTTACACTGCGCAAACACCGCGTGCGCCTCATCCGCATCTTCGACGCCGCCCTTGAGCTCGCCGGCCTGCGCCGTAATCCCTTCCGCGAAAGCACCGCCCCCGCTGCCGACGGAGCAAGCCGCCGCGCCTTCACCCCGGAAGAGCTGCAGCGAATCCTCGCGGAATCCGCAAAGGAGGACATCGGGCCGCTGGTGCTCATCGGCGCTAACACCGGCCTGCGCCTTGGCGACGCCGTCACCCTGCGCTGGGATGAGATCGACGCCTCGCGGGATTGCATCCGGCGCATCACCAGCAAGACCAAGAGCGAGGTCGAGATCCCCATCCTCCCGGCCCTGGCAGAGTGGCTGTCGGGACGCGAGCGCTCCGGCGAATTCCTCTTGCCGGAACTGGCCGAGCTCTATCGCAAGAGCCCGGGCCAGCTCTCCCGCCGCTTCGCCGAGCTGCTCGATCGCTTGGGTATCCGGCGCCAAGAGTCGATCGCAGGGCGCGGACGCTCCGTCACGGTGAAAAGCTTCCATGCACTCCGCCACACCTTCGTCTACATGGCCGCAGAAGCCCAAGTGCCGCTGCCGATCATCGTCTCGATTGTTGGCCACGCCAGCCCCCGCATGACGGAGCACTATGCGGCGCACGCGACGCTGGAGGCAAAGAAAAGGTTATTGACAGAGTTAAGCTTTCACTCAGTCCTTAGCGGGATCTGGTGACTTCATAAAGAAAAATTTAAGGCAAAGTGCCGCAGCAACAATGGCTATAATTCCCCAGAATATCATCGAAGATCGTGCCTTAGCTGCATCTTCTACGATTTGTGGATCCGACCTCCACACCTGAGAAAATTCAATTTTCCCGACATCGCTCCCGTTGCTATCTTTGAGAATTCCAGTCGAAGCCCATGCCTCATTGACATCTGATGGCATTTTAAATTCCACCATTGCTATATGGTCAGGACTGTCGATTTCAAGATTTAAACCGCTTAAATCTATTGAACCAGAAGCAGATGCCTGAGCAGCCAAACAGTTTGAATAACCCGCTTTCCCGTTGATATTGAAGTTTACTTTTGTCTCGATGATTCGATTCCAAACCCTATTCGATGCCGTATCATCGTCATAAATATGAATGCAAACCCTCGCTCCAGGCTTTGCGTTTTTGCTGATGACTCGACTTAATAACGGCTGACCATGATATTCGTTAGTAATGTTGGGAATAAGAAAGTCAGATTGACCTTCGATTTGGACCACTGCAAATATATCAGGTTTATCCAGTATGTCAGCCCAATATATAGATCTAGCGTCGTTATTAAGTGAAAAGTACAAGGAGTAGATTGTGCTGTCATTAGGGTTTATGCCCTGTCTCTTAAGGTCATTAATGACAGACATTTTATTATCGTAAAGCGATTGAGATAGACTCATTTCTTCACAAGATTTAGCCGCTATTGCACCAGTTACAACTACCATTAATGCACTCAAAACTCCGCCAGATCCCCCCCTAATAATAGTTGGCCTAATGCGAGGCGGCGTAATTTTGTTGTCTTGAGGGGAATTGAAGTATTGAATTTCATTGTAATAATTACAGTAAATTGATTCATTTGGTGATGTGCATACCATCATGCTTGAGATTATAAATGATGAGATCATTTTTTCATTCCTTTTGTTTGCTTGGTTGATGATTGCAGCTTATAAAAATATATGGAGCAACAGATTTTCTAGAGTTTGTGTCTCCATCCTTACATCCTCCCCTACTCGATCTTACAAGCTAACGATTCACGTAGTCTCAAAATTAGTATGAATTACTTAGGTTACAAGGCCCTCCGATCATTTTGCTCTACTCCCCCCGGAAACCTCTCCAGCACCTAGCACATCACCCTGAGCCCCGCGTTCCTCTGCCCCTCGGCAAAGGCTGAGCTCAGCGCCTCGTCGGTGAAGCTGCTCCTTATCTGGCCGCAGAACTCGAGGTGATCGCGAAGCCAAGCGCGAGAGCAGGCTGGAAGCGAAGAGAAAAAGAGAAAACTACTTGCAGAGATTGGGATGTTGACGTAGGCTATTACGCACGTAAGACGCCAATCAACAGGAAATAAATTATGACTTATTTTAGAACCAACATTTCATTGCGCCAAAAAATCACCTCGTTACTGATTGCATTTTCATTGACAGTGATGTGCTTCGGATGTAAGCAGCCAGATGCAGAAGCGATTATGGCGAAAACGGGCGATGTATTGAATCCACAGGGCCGCGAACGCGAAGTCAAAATTGCAAAAGACGCCTCTGCTGCTGCTGCAAATGCGCTTGAAACAGCGGCTCGGGCAAATAAAATGGCTCAAGAGAATTTAAAATCCTCCCAAGAAACAAGAGACGAGACAGCTAAAACTCTTGCCGAGGCTAAAAAAACTCTTGCTGAGGCAAATAAAAAACTAGCTGATGCCGAAAAGCTTCCTATCACCCCATCATCTCCCCCCACCCAACCGGAAATTTCTCCAGCACCTGGCACATCACCCTGAGTCCCGCGTTCCTCTGCCCCTCGGCGAAAGCCGAGCTCAGCGCCTCACCGGTGAAGCTGCTGCGCAACGGGCCGCAGAAGTCGAGATGATCGCGCAACCAGGCGCGGGAGTCCGGATGCTCCATGATGCGGGCCAGGCCGCGCTCGATCGCTTGCCGGCGCAGGTCTTCCTGCGTCGGCTCTTTCGTGTCTTCACTTTCATCTTCGTCGCTCATGTCAATCTCCCTGTCAGTAAGGCGTTCAAGGCATTGCCCGAACGCGTGTCGGTTTTAGATAACAGCTCGGCGCCCTGGGCCGCTTGCATGAGTTGCTCGCGCTGCGCTTGCTGGTCTAAAGCGTCCTGGCGTTGCTGACGGATGGCCGCCACCGCATCGGCGCTGCGGATCAGCATCGGCGGGGTGCCTATGGCATCGACATAGGCGTCGACCGCGGCGTCGCAATCGAGCTTGTCGAGAACTGCCGGATTGCTTTGGGCGAGGTTGCCGACGAAGCCGATGGTGCGCTCGATGCCACGCGTCGCCAGCGCCTTCTGCGCCTGTGCCAGGATGCTGATGTATTCCACCTGCAGCTCGACGCCGTTCAGATCGGGCGGAGGAGGCGGCAGCTTGCCATCGCGCTGGCAGGTTTCGAAGATCCGGTCGATCGCCGGGCCGAGCGCTTCGTCGTGCAGGCGTTCAAGCACCGGGCCAATCATCATCATCTTCTCTTCCTGGCGGGCCGCGATCTCGGCTGCAGTGATGTCGCTGCGCTGATCGTTCGAGATCATCAAGAAGAGGTCGACAAAGAGGCCGCTGCGGATGCGGGCTTCCATCTCGGCGATGTCCTGGCGCAACTCGCCGGTCTGCAGTTGTACATCGTAGACCGAGCGGAAGCCGTTCGGCGAGTTGGTCAGGTCGACGTAGGTGACGCCGCCGGGGACGTTGTTGATCACCTGGTTCTTCAGGCTGGAGGGACCGAGGAGAGGCGGGTCGACCTTCTTGGCCACCGCCTTCGCCTTCCACTTCTCCATCGTCTGCAGGCTTTGTACGTCGGGCAGGATGTCATGGCCGGGACCGCGACCATAGGCGTCGCCGCCGAGCACATGCCAGCGCGGCGCGATGAAGGGCTTGCTGTGATAGCCGCTGAGCTTGAGGAACTTGTCGCAGTGGCCCTCCAGCTCCATCCAAGCGCTGCGCCAAGCCATGCCCGCCGGGCCGGGGCTGTTCCAGTCGCGCAAGTCGTTCGGCTCGATCACATGCAAGACCTTCACCTGGCGGTCATGCTGGTGCTCTCTCCAGGCCTGCTGCACCGGCGGCGAACAGGCCGCCAAGGTGAAGCGCTCGACCAGTTGCGCCACCGTCATTTGCAGGGTGCGGTAAAGCGAGTTCACCGTGTCGTCTGCGCCCAGCGCAAAGAAAAACTCGCCGGCGGTGAGGGTGCGGCAGTGGACCGTCTTTTCCTCGTGCTCGTCGAGGATCATCGCCGAACAGCCGAAAAGTCCCAGCTCTTCGTAAAGCTGGTGCATGCTGCTGTAGAAGTTGCTGCGGTTCATTGCCTCGCGCAGAATGCTTTCGACCTCGAAGAGCCAGATCTTGACGTCTTCTCGCTTGTTCAGCTTCTTCGAGGGCGTGCCGAGGTGGAACCACGGGCGGGCTTTGCTGCTCACCCCGGCGGCCAGTCCGGCGGCGAGAGAGCGCATGTCCAGGGTCGCCCGGGTGTTGAGGATCTTGTTGCTCTTTGGCTGCGGCTTGTTGGTCTGGCTCTCCAGCCAGCGGCCATTGCGCGGCAGGATGAATTCGGCCAGGCTGCGCCAATCGGCCTCGAAGAGGCTCCGTTCGGCCCGCAGCGAGGCGAGGCGGGCGAGCAATTGCTGGGGCACGGAGCATTCCATCAGGAACCTCCGAGCAGGCTGTTGCTGGTCTTCGCCGGCGTCATGATTCCGAGGCCGCTCATCGGCGCGTCAGATGGCCGGCTGTAGCGGCTTTTGACCACTTCCTGACGATAGCCCTGGGCTTCGTTGAAGGCCTTGAGCTCGGCCTTGCGCTGATCGGCGACATTCTTGCGCTTCTGTTTGTCCGATTCGCCGAAGATCTGCATCGGGTCCGAGACACGGACGCCGCCGACTTCCGGCAGGTTGCGCATGCCGAAGGGATCGGGCGCGGCTTTTCCTCCCATACACATCAGACACCTCCCAGTTTGCTGTTGCCATTGGCGCCGCCGAGCAGGCCGCCGCTGAAGGGTTGCGAGCGGTTCGCGACCAGCCATCGCGACGCCGCGTCGCTCTGGACTGCGGTCTGCTTCTTGTCGATCAAGGAGTCGCGATACTTGCGCTCGGCATCCTTGGTCTTCTGCTTCTCTGCCTTGTTGTTGTCGAGCAGGCCCTTGCCGCCGACCAGGGTACCGACGAAGGGATCGGCGCCGCCGATCAACAGGCCGCCGCCGAGTTCGCCGCCGGCTTTTTTGCCCATACACATGATTCACCTCACTGTTTGAAAGGGTCGAAATCGTTGTTGATCTGGCCGCCGTAGCTCGACTCGGGAGCGCCGAGCTCGACCAGGCGGCCGCGTTGCGGGTCGCGATGGCCCACGGGCAAGGCGAAGGTCAGGGCGAGGCCGTCGGCGATGTCGGGCGAGGCGAGGCCGCGCTTCTTCATCTCGTCCTTGCTCTCCAGCTTGAGCCGGTTCTGCGCGTCGTAGTGATACTCGCGCTGGCAGAGCTCATCGACGAGGCGGTCGACCGCGCCGCCGGGAGCCGGCAGTCGCGGCAGCCGCAGGCGGTGCAGGTTCGCCTTCAGGTTGCCCCAGCACTCGGCGCCCCAATCGGCAAAGTCGCGCTGCGTCGCCTTGCCGTTGTTGTAGACCTCGATCACCGACCAGCCGAGCTGCCGGACGCGGTCGATGACGCCGCCGCCCACTCCGGTACCGTCGATGAAGATGGCGTCGGGGTGAAGCTCAGCGGCCAGGCGCACCACTTGCGCGGCGAGCTGCATCGTGTCCTTGCCCTCGAAGATCAGCGGCGGGCGGTAGATGCAGTCGTCGCCGCGTCGCGTCCAGATGGTGCTGCGGTCCGAACCGAAGCGGGCGACATCGACGCCGATCACGATCGGATCGTGCGGGTACACCGTCACCTCGCGCAGCTGCGCCGCCAGGACCGCCTCGCGGTGCAGGAATTGATTCGTCGACGAAGAGGGGAACTGCCCCTTGATCCGGACCTTGACGAAGTCGCTGTCCTCGCCGTTCTCCGCCACCATGTCGGCCAAGACCGCCTTGTTGGTGATCTTCACCGTGCGGCTGTCGATTTGCCGGGTGATCCAGCGAGCCCGGCGAGCGTGGAAGCACTCGAAGAAGCGCCCCGAGTTCCGCGTCGGGTTGCCGAAGGCCACCCAGATGATCTCGGTTTCCTTGTCGGTGAGTGCGCCTTCCGCAACTTCCCAGACCTTGTCGGCGATGTTAGATGCTTCATCGAAGACCAGCAGCAGGCGTTTGCCCTGGTTGTGCAGGCCGGCGAAGGCTTCGGTGTTGTGCTCGCTCCAAGTCACCTTGTCGAAGCGCCAGGTCTTCGCACAGGAGGGATCGCGGCTCAGGATCGCTCCATCGGTCATCTTGAACCAGTCCTTGAACAGGCAGAGCTCGAACCACTTCGAGATTTCCGGCCAGGTCTTGGTGACGAGCTGCGCTTCGGTGTTGGCCGTCACCAGCCCCTTCGAATCCGGGCAAGTCATGTTCGACCAGAGACTAATCCAAGACACCAGGCAGCTCTTGCCGATGCCGTGCCCCGAGGCCACCGCGATGAAGATCGGCTTGAGCTGGCTTCGCGGTTTCCGCAAAGCATCGCGGATTTGCGTCAATATGTCCACCGCCCAGTCATCCGGCCCCTCATGATCTTCCAAAGGTCCGGGCTCGCCCCAAGGGAAGGCGATCTGCACGAAGAGCAGGGGATCGCGGGCGCAGCGCGCCAGCAAGTCCATCCGCTTTTCGTCGATGCTGGAATTGTCGCAGCTCATGAAGAGGCTTCATCCTGGTTTTTGATTTTCTTGATCGCCGCGTCGACGCGGCCTTTCAGATTGCTGGTCGTTTCGACCTCCAGCTTGTCGTTGTAGCCGCCGAGGTGCCGCATCAGCTTGTCCAGAGCGCTGATCTTGTGGCCGGTGGTCACTGCCGGAGGCGGACCTTCCTCCTCCTGCGGGTCCACCTTGGCAAAGGCGATGCCTTCCAGTTCCTTCACCACCGCGTCGACAGTCACCTTGGTGCGCTTCTCGCGATCCTTGCGCTGCTTCTGGATCTCCGCCTGAACGCGGGGATTCGCCATCAATTTCGCCGCTGTTTGCTTCGCTACCGACGCCGCATAACCGCAGCGGATCACCGCCGCGGTCGCATTCAGATCGGCGAGGTATTCCAGGCAGAATTGCCTTTGTTTGGCAGTCAGCGGCTTCATGGGTTCAGGGCGCGGCAGCGGGAGTGATCACCGGCTTCACGTCGGTGGTGTTGGTCGGGCTGTTGACCGAAGAATTGGGCGCGCTGTTGGAGCCCTCTTTCTTCATCTCGCCGAGGTTGATGACGACGACATTGCAGCGTTCGCCATTGGTCCAGCCGCCGGCACTGGCGGGAGTGGCAGTGCTGGCGCAGCTGGCGAAGAGGAGGACGGCGCCGAGCTTGAGCAGCGCGAGACGAATGCGGGGATGCAGGATGATCATGGGGCTTCCTTGCGTTTGTTCTGGTTTTTGTTGATGAGCACTTCGAGCTGGCTTTCCAGCTGGGTGTCGAGTTCGAGGATGGCGGCGCTTGGTACCTGCGGCTGTTGCCGGGCCAGTGAGGCGACAGTGAGGCGGAAAGAGTGATGAAAGGCGAGCACAGCGCGATCGGTCGCCAGCTCCTCCTCCATCGCCTGGATCTTGCCCTCGAGGAGCTTGATCCGGTCGAAGACGGAGAACTTGAAGAAGGCACCGAAGGCACCGGAGACGAGGGTGCAGATCATGGTGACGCTACCGGCATCCATTACAGACCTCCCCGCGCCGTGATCCACGGCGCATCCCAGCTGCCCAGGCCGGCCGCTTCATTGGCGTCCTGCGCCCCGGCTTCCGGCAGCCACGATTTCCACGACCTGTCAAAGCTGTTGTGCAGCTCGGCGGAAAGTCGCAAGACGGTGGCCAGATCGGTCGCCAGCTTGAGGATCAGCAGCTCGATGAAGCCGGGGTCGAAGATCGTCGTGTCGGTGATCCGCTTGGTGTAGATCAGCGTCGCCGACGCAATGTCGCAGAAGAGCTCGCGCCCCGCCACTTCGAAGGGCGAGGGCGGCGCGCCGTCCTTGATCATCAACTGCCGCGCCTTCAGGCAGTCAGCAGGCAAGCTGTAGCGATAGCCCCAGTCGCTCGGCGGCGTGCCGAGATCGGTCAAGGCGAGGCGCGTCGTCGCGAAGCTCCAGTCGTGGCGACGCAGCGCCGCGTCCCGTGCCACTGCATAAAGCAGGTTGCAGGCGCGGCCCTCGGCCGAGTCTTCACTCAGAGACGCCACGTTGAAGCGACAGCCCAGACGGGCAAGAGCGTGGTTGCAAATGTCGAGGTCAGTCATGAGGCCCCCAAGGGAAGGGGGCGCCGTGGCTCCCCCTTGGTTCGATCAGTTGCTGGATTCAGCGCCGGACGCCTTTGAAGCCGAAGCCTTCTCAGCCTTGATTCTGGCGGCTTCGGCATCCTTCTCGGCCTTGAGCTTGGCGGCTTCGGCATCCTTCTCGGCCTTGAGCTTGGCGGCTTCGGCTTTCGCCTTGGTCTCTTCTTGGCGCTTCGCTTCGGCATCCAGATTGAGGAGATGCGGGGCTTCGGGTGTGTCGTCGGGGAGTTCGTACTCGCCGGGTTCGAGGATGCGACCGGCGATATAGGAAGGGGCTTTCACGTGAAAACGGGACATGGGTTAACTCCGGGATATAGGGGATTGTGCGTGAATGAAGTTTTCAGGGGACGGCTAGGCCGCCCCTGTCGTGGCTTAGCGGTTGGTCTGGCGCTCGGGGATGATCAGAGCGGTGATTGGCAAGTTGGTGAAGCCGCCGCCAGTGGTGTAGCGCAAGCCGACGTAGCGCTGGCAAACTTGCGGCAGATCTGGTTCAATGGGCAGAATCGTGTTGGACATGCCGACTGAGACCGAAACGTCGTGCGAAGCATGGACGGAGGGCGAGCTCAGGTCACTGTTGGGCGAGCTGAGCACTTCGACCTTAATCGTACCAGAGCTATTGATGACGCCGGCCATGACCTGGATCGGCAGGTAGTCGGAGCCGTTGCTGCCGGCGGAGCCGTTGACAAGGGCGCCCTGGGCATTGCGGGCCTGCTGACCCGGGCCGAGATCGACAACGTTAGTGGAAAGGACGAAGTTGCCGGCACTAAGAAGTTGGGCAGAAGAGAAGTAGTGGTTGCTGTCGGGGATCATGGGGATTGACCTTGATGGGTTGAGAGTCGAAAGGGGAGAGGGGGAAAGCCGGGCGGCAGAACCGCCCGGCAGAGGAATCAGATGACGCGGGCCTCGGTGGAGAGGATCTCGTCGACGCGGCGCACGGGGATGCCGTTGAACTGAACGACCGGCTTGCCGCCGACGGTTTCTTCCGTCAGGTTGTAAGCGATCTTCTCGAGGATGGCCAGACGCAAGAGCGTCATGGTGGCGCGGCTGCAGTAGTAGGCAGCGTTGCCGCCCTTGATGTTGTAGATCCGCTCCTGCGCCATGATCATGTAGGTCAGCAGGTCCTTGAGCTTGGCCTTGGTGCCGTCCGCCATGATGACGCCGTTGTCGATGTTGCAGATCCGCACGAACTGGCGTTTGTCGCGGACGCTGAGGCCGTTGTACCACTTGTAGTGCGAGCTGTAGGCCATGAACTCGTTGATGCCGCCGGAGTCTTTCACCGGACGGCGACCGAGGTCTTCTTGCTGCAGACCGCCCTTGGTACCCTTGGGGTAGATACCAAGCAGGGAGTCGTCGCCCCAGACGGCCAAGCCGATCGAGGTGTTGGCGCTGCCAGTACCGCCCGCGTCGATGATCTGGCCAGCAGTCAGCGCATCGTTACCGGCGATTTTGTTGTAGCGGGTGAAGAGGCCGTCGAAAGCTTTGGCGTTGACCTGGCTGTTGCCATAGATCATGGTCTGCGCCATGCCGTTGTTCATGCCGGCGATGAAGCTGCGGCTTTCGCTCTGCAGGAAGGCGCCGAGATCGGGAGCGATTTCAGCCAGAGCGCAGTCCACATCTGACCAAGCCTCGAACATCGAGGTGTTATCGGTGATCTGGATGGTGGTCGACTTGCTCTTGGGCACACCTTCGCCAAAGGCGCGGAAGGCGCCGGAAGGCAGCGAGGCACGTTGAGTCGACTTGTGGGCAGTGCCTTGGTTGCACTCCATGAGTCGCATATCGGTAAGGAGATCGTTGGTTTCGTTGAGAGTCTCAACGATGTAGGCGATCTTGCCGTCTTGCATGCGCTTGACAAGATCGGCGTAGGTCAGGGACAAGGGGGCGAGGACGGCCATGGTGGGCTCCGTAAGGTTCGTGGGTTTCAGTGAAGGTGCGTAGGATCAGCGAGCGGCAGGCCTCAATGGGAGGCAGGATCAAGGAGCAGCGCGGGCTTCAAAAAGAAGCAAGGTTCTTAGGGGCATTGAAGGTTCGTGGAATTGCTGAAATCAAAGAGGCTTAGGACGGAACGGACTTGTCAAACATCAATTGAACGAGGCTTTTCTCAGTGCTCGGCGTGCCGCGGACGCTGCTGTCCTCGCGGATGGCGGCGGCGCAGCGGGCGAGCAAACCGATGACGGCGGGGTGGTTGCCCAGGCCCGCGTCAATCAGCACCTCGCGGGCGGCAGGGCCGAAGGCTTGCAGCGCCTTATTGGCAGCGGCCAAAGTCTGTGGCAGCTTGGCGCCGCCGAGCTCGGGATCGCTCTTGAGCTGCTGCGCCCATTCGCCTTGCAGCGCTTCCCAAGCGTCCATGCGGGTCTTCTGCTGTTCTTGCTGGCGGCTCAGCTCGAGATCGATGATCTTCTGCGCTGCTTCCGGCGCGATCTTCGATTCCTTGCAGAGCGCGCTGAACGCAGCCACTCCGGGATCGTCCTTGGCCACCGTGTCCGGTAGCTTGAAGTCGTAGACCGGCTCAGTCGCAGGCGGCGCAGCTTCGCTTGCGGCTGCCGCAGGAGTCGCCGAGTTTGTCGCAGGTGCAGCCACTGGAGGCTGAGCTTGCGGCGCAGCGGCAGCAGCAGGGGCGGCGAGCAGCGGCACCGTTGCGGCGGCAGCGGGATTTGCGGAGTCCGCCACAGGTGGTGCGGGATCGGGCATCTTGGCTCCTTTTATTTTTTGTTTGTTCTGTTGAAAATTTCTGTCCATGCAGAAATTACATGCGACAGAAATATGTCGCAGTCAGAAAAACGCAAGGGGTAAAAAAATGGCCAATCCAAGAATTTTTGATTTTATCCGTCGGCGCATCGGCGAAGGCATTTACAGCCGCTTGCCCACCTACGACGACGCGGTGAACTACATCGGCCCCGGCAAGCGCGGCGCCCTCAAGATCTTGCGCTACACCTGCGGCTGCGACCTCAACCCTGCAGGCTGGCTGCACGACGGCGGCTACGAGATCGGTGGCGGCGAGGCCGAGAAGGAATTCTGGGATAATCAATTCCTCGCCACCATGCTGCAGCTGATCGAATTGCACCAGTTCCCTTTCGGCACCGCCTGGCTGCTGCGCCGCGCCGCCCGCTTCCGCGCCATCGAGTACTACAACGAAGTCCGCGAGTGCGGCGACGCCTTCTTCACCAAGCGCGGCAAGCCGCTTGTCTCTTTGCCTCTTGAATCCTTGACCGCGTAACCAAAGCATCCCCTATGAAAGAACAAGTCAGCTTCACCGGCGGCGAGATTGCCCCGACTCTCTACGCCCGCCGCGATTTCGAGCGCTACGTCAGCAGCGTCGGCAAGCTCCGCAACATGCTGGTGCGCCCCCATGGCGCCGCTTGGAATCGCCCCGGCACCGAGTTCGTCGGCTACGCCCCCGCCGCTTATGGCGTCCGCAGTGGCAGGATGATCCCCTTCATTTTCTCGGACACACAAGCCTACGTCCTCGCCTTCACCGACAAAGGCGACGGCACCAGCACCCTGCAAATCCTCAAGGACGGCGGCATCGTTCTCGACGCGGTCAGTGCCCCGACCAACTTCACCGTCTCCTGGCCCATCGCCGATATTGAGGAAGCCAGCTTCGCCCAAGATGGCAACACCCTCATTCTCTGCCATCACTTGCACGCCCCGCTCGGCATCACTCGCGGCGCCCAGCATTATCTCTGGACCATTGCCGATCTCAGCCTCACTCCCGAAGTCGCCGCGCCCACCGGCCTTGCCGCCGCGCGCAACAAGATCGGCACTACCGCGATGAACCGCCTGCGCGTCGGCTACATGTTCGAATCCTATGACTTCTACACCTCGACCATGGGGTCCGGCAACCTGCCGCTTAGCGGCATCGGGCAGACCATTGTCGGCTGGACGGTGCGCGCAGGCGACCGCATCCTCGCCACCTTTCAAACCGTCACTGCTGAGAATGGCATCTACATCGCCCAGGCTGGCGCTTGGCAAAGGGCGAGCGATTGCCCTGTCGGGACGAGCATGGCAGGGAAACAGCTCCGCACCAGCGAAGGCGGCAATATGCGAGTCGGAGCCGGAACAGTCGGCACCGACTTCACCACCAGCCCCTCAGCTCCGACTCTGACCAAGACCTTCAATTACAGCGACGAATTCAGCCTCGTCACCGACACGCTAAACACCACCACTGACAAGATCTATGTCCAAGTCGTCGCCGAGTCTCTGGCCAGTCTCACCGCCCGAGTCGGAGAGGCCGCCGCCAAGGGACTTGTCGGCGTCTGCATCTTCAAAAACGACCTTTCAGTCAGCGGTCCCACGGTCTACAACATCAATAGCGACACGCTCATCACCCTCGTCATCGACTCTACCACCCTCACCGCCCGGACTGGCCTCGACACCGCCAAGGGCAAACCGCAGTCCGTCAGCTACACCTACACCACCACCGCCCCGGCTCAAACCACGGCCTTCAAAAACTTCGATTACAAGATCATCGCCATCGGTGCCAAGGGCGGCTATTCCAAGCCCTCCGATCCGGCGCACATGATCAACGATCTCACCGCCGCATGGGCCACCAACCGCATCACCTGGAGCCCCGTTGCCGGAGCCATCCGCTACCAGGTCTTCCGCTCCGATTCCGGCGACATCTACAAGCTCATCGGCACGACCGAGACGACGCAGTTCCAGGACGCCAACATCGCCGGGGGCGAGTCGATCCTCGACGCCATCCCCGGATCCACCTTCACTAGCTCTGGCAACTACCCCGGCGCCGTCGCCTTCCACCAGCAAAGGCTGATTTTCGCAGGCACCGACAACGAGCCGATGACCCTGTGGTTCTCCCGCAGCGGCGACCGCTACAACTTCCAAAAGCACATCCCTATCCAAGCCGACGACGCCATCAAGGTGACCATTGCCGCCGGCGAGGTCAACCAGATACGCCAGCTCATCAGCCACCAAGCACTGATCATCCTCACCGCCAATGCCGAATGGTCGCTCACCGGCGCCGCCGGAGTCGAAGACGCCATCACCGCTACCTCGGTCTCCATCCGCCAGCAATCGAAAAACGGCGCCGCCCTCTGCCGTCCGGAAATCACCGGCAGCGGCCTCGTCCATGTCCAGAACGGCGGCCAAGCAGTCCGCAATCTCACCTGGAGCCTCGAAGCCGAAGCCTTCACCGGCAGCGAGGTTTCCTTGCTGGCGCGCCACCTTCTCGAAGAAAGCCCGCTCGTCGAAATCGCCTACGCCAAACGCCCCGACGGCATCCTCTGGGGCCTTCGTGCCGACGGCAAACTCACCGCCGCCACCCTCCTCGAAGAGCAGAAGGTCAACGCCTGGAGTCTTTGCGACTTCAGCATCGGCGGAGCCACCGCCATCTGTAGCATCCCCGAGGGAGGCAAAGACAGCCTCTACATCATGTGCGCCGTCAGCGCCGGAGCACAATTCCCCTACCTCATCGCCTATCTCCGCATGAGTCAGCGCAATCTGCCTTTCGCCGAGCTCAACTTCCTCGATGCTGCCGTCCGTCATGATGCGAGCTCGACCCTCCTCGACGGCGCCAGCCGCATCGCCATCACCGACATCGGTGGCGGCCAGTGGACTCTTGCGGTCGCCGCACAAAGCATCTTCACCGTCGGCGCCACCGCCCGCATGGAGGAAGTTCAGGGCTATGAAGCCCTCAGCAATATCGGCGAACCCCTAGTCTCCCTGTGTAATGGCGTCCTCCTCAAAGTCCTGTCCAAGGCAGGAACGGATGGCCTCAGCGCCACCATCACCGTCACTGGCACCACAGACGGCACCACGACATTTGCACTGCCCACCCTTGCCGGTCTGCCCGCGCCCTGCACTGCCTATCGCAGCGGCGGCAAGGTCTTCGCTCCCAAGAACAGCTTCCAGCGCAGCGGCACCGCCTTCAGCTCCCTCAGCACCTACGCCTTCATCACCGATGGCGTCGACCAAGGCAACTTCTCGGGCAGCGGCAGCCAAGCCAGCGCGTCCTGGCGCTTCGACCGCGCCTACTCCGGCTACCGCTACCAGTCCCTCATCGAAACCCTCCCCGGTGATGCAGTCCGCCCCGAAGGCTCGAAATCCGCCAGCCCCCAGCTCCGCATTGGCCTGGAGAAATCCGCTGGCATCGAGATCCGCCCCGCCTACTCCTTCGCACAGTGGTCCAGCTTCGCCCCCGCCAACCAAAGCTCCACCCCCATCGACGCCAAAAACCTCTTCACCGGCGTCGGCACCATCACCCAAGCCAGCAGCTGGGAGGCCGGTAGCGCCGTCCAGATCCGCCAACGAAAACCCCTGCCCTTCACCTTACTTTCCATCACCCAGGAGAATCAAAATGGACGCTGATCAAAACTGCCTCGTCATCGACGACACCCAAGCCGCACTCAATCTGCTCGCCGATCTGAACCTGCCCGATCCCGTCATCGACGCCGAATTTATCTGCCGCCAGATCGAGCTCTCCCCCGGCCTGCGGCTGGTTCCCGTCGAGCAACGCCACCTCATCGAGCTCGAAGCCACCATGCGCTTCGCCGACCGCATCGAGATCCGCGACCTCAATCCCGGCGTCACCGTCAGCGAGGCCCTGTTAATCAGCGCCGAAACCTCCGCCTGGTGCGTCACCCTCCTCGATGCCGAGGGACGCGTCATCTGCGTCGGCGGCCTCGGCATCAGCCAATGCGGCAATGGCGTCCCCTGGCTCCTGGGTTCCGACCTCATCACCAAGAATTCCTTCGGCTTCCTCGCCGCCTCGCGGCAACTGGTCGACCAGATGCTTGTGCAGACCGGCACCCTCTTCAACTGTTGCGACCGCCGCAACTTCGCCGCCCGCCGCTGGCTCTCCTGGCTCGGCTTCGAGTTCCTCCCCGACCCCATCGGCAAAAAGCCCGGCCTCGCCCTCTACTTCCACAAAAGCTGGGGAGGCTAATCCCATGTGCTTCAACATGATCGGCAACGGCTTCCAAGGCATGGCCAAGACCGAGGAGATGCGCGCCCAGGGCAAGGAAGCCGCCTACCGCGAAGGCCAAGTCCGAGCCCTAGCTGGCGACACCCGCGAACGCGGCCAGGTGCAAGCCTCCCGCCGTCTTCTCGAAGGATCACAACTCAAAGGGCAACAGAAGGTCGCCTACGCCGCCAGCGGCGTCCGCAATGATCGCGGCTCGCCGCTCGACGTCATCGCCGACACCGATTACGCCGCCCAGACGGACGCCAATACCCTGCAGCTCGACGCCGCCCGCAACGCCCGCGCCATGGCCCTCGAAGCCCGCATGAACGTCGAGCGCGCCAAGCGCAACATCAACGCCGCCGCCAACGGCCAGTTCGCCGCCATCTTCTCTGGCGTCGGCAGCGATGCCCAAACAGGCATGGCCGCTTACAGCATGATGGGGTGAGGTTGATTTTTTCATTCGTTTGATTAGGTTTGAGCACTTGTAATGGAGAAATCAGATGACTGAACGAGTTAAATGCACGCTATGCAGCAACATGATTCTCCCGTCAACTTCTGATTTATATCACGGTATATGCGGGCAATGCCACAAAATAAATAACCCGAATTTAAACATGGAATATCATGAGAACGAATGCAAGGTTGAGGTGGAGGATGATTTTAATGTTTTCTTGATAGTTGATGATACTAAAGACTTCTTGATTAGAGCCATAAATTTGGCGCCAGAATTTAATTCACTACAATTAAGAAAAATGATAATTGAATACAAAGGCATAAAATGCATTCCACTTGGACCTGTTGCAAATACAATTAACAAAGGACGGTATGAGCAACTAGCTTCAAAGAATAATATAAAAATTATTCTTGAATGGGCATGAATCATGATCACTGAAGCAGAAGCTATATCGAAAGCGCAAGAATTTCTTAAGGCCAATAATTTGATTCATGAAGAATTTAGGCGTGTAAGGAGAGTAGGGAAATTATTGGTTGTTGCATTTCGTATAGATACATCTCCTTGGATAATAGATAACGATGAAATTGTAGTCTTGGTTTACTCGTCTGGGAAGTGCGAATTATCTATAAACTTATAAATTTATATGGCGGCAACGCACAAATCGGCATGGCCTACAGCATTCAGAGGATGCACAGTCCTTAAAAATTATGTGATTAAATAGATAGCTTTATCCATTCTCCATCATTATCAACCATAGCCGATAGGCCAGAAATTTTGTAGCTGTCATCTATTTTTTTAAGTGTGAACTTGTACGATCTATTAACCTTTAAAGAATTGGGTTTAGAATCTATAATTCCAATAGCTCCAGATGGCGTTAATTTAATTGATTTAAATTCAAAATTTGCGAAGTCATGAGGTCCGGCATGTGATAAACTCGACAACTTAGGAGATCCGATGCAACAGACTGGGAAAATTTCATTATATTTTCTCATGCTATCTCTTGCCAAGGCAATAATAGCCAAAGAGTCCCCATTAGGTATGCATTCTCTTTTTCGTTCGAAATCCAATTCGATCGAATGCAGCAATGACATATACCTTTCGATCACCTCGCGAATTTTATTATCATCATTCATTTGCAATCCTCAGCCTTGTTAACAGGTTTTTTTATTTCTAACTAGCTTACTGCATCCCCGATTCTGTTACAATCCCTCGCGCCATGATCTTGAAATTTTCAGTTTATACAGAAATTAAAGAAACACCCAAGGAACATTACATGCGCGTCCAAGTCTCCCCCAATCCCCAAGCCGAGCTCAGCCCCCTGCCGCTCTCCCGTGCTCAAAACATCTACGGCCAAGAAGCACTGCAGATGAAGCAGGAGCAGATCGGCCAGATGACGCGAGGCGCAAGCGACCTCGCCAATGTCGCCGTCAAAGCCATCGACCAGCACCAGGAGGAAGAAGCCGCCGCCGCTGTCGGTGAAGCTCAATCCGAGCTCAGCCGACGCATGGACCTCGCCCGCTTCGGCGATGGCACCGATAAAAACCCCGGCCTCTACGCCCGCAAGGGCATGGACGCCAAAACCATCGAGCAGGATGGCATGGCGATCTACGCCAAAAACCGCGACGAGCTCGCCAAAAACCTGCCCTCGGAACGAGCCCGCAAAGCCTTCGCCAGCTCGATGCGCCGCGAGGAGGAGCAGCAGCGCCACGGCTTCATCGCCCACCGCGAACGCGAAATCGCCAGCTACAAACAGGGCCAGACCAACGCCACGCTGGACACCGCCATCAACGCCGCCAAAGACCAACGCCTCAGCGATGGCGAGGCCGAAAGCCGCCTCATCCGCGCCCGGGGCATGCTCGGTGCCGCCGTCGCTGGCCAGTCACCGGAAGAAGTCGAAGCCGCGCAGAAAAAGCTCGGCAGCACTTTCGCCCGCGAGCGCATCCTGTCCGCCCCCGATGCCGAAGCCGCCCAGGCAGCCCAAAAGCGCTACGGCAAAATGCTCGATGGCGAGGACATCGCCGCCGTCCAGAAGCACCTGGATATGCGTATGTACTCGGAGCGCGTCAAAAACGACGACAACAAGGTGCGCGATGAAGTGGACCGCGTCATGAAAGACCGCGACCTCGGAAATGCCGATGATGTCGACAAAGCAGTGAAGGAACTCCGCAAGATCCCAGACGCCAACCTCGCCCGCAAAGCCGAAAACAAACTCCTGGCAGACTGGGGCGTCGAAGCCGAAATCCGGTCCAGAAAAGAGAAGGCCGCCAAAGATGCCGCCATCACCCAGAAGCTCACCGGAAAAGAGGTCGATCCCGAAATCCAAGCACTCATGTCGGCCGCAGATCGCGAGAAGCTCGATCTTGATCAAAAAGAAATCGCCATGAAGGACAAGCTCAAGGCCGACGAGGCCAAAGCCCTCGGCGCTGAAGCGAAGATGACCGCCCTGCCGGATGACGAGTTCGAAAAGATGCCCGCCGAGATCGCTCGCGAGCTCTACCTCGATCTCGACAAAGCCGGACGGCAGAAGTTCGCCGAGCGCAACTCTAAGGTCGAAGCCGCTAAAAAGAAGCGGGAAGAAGAGCAGGACAAGCACAGCAAAGCTTCCGACAAAGAGCACGAAGCAAACCTCATCGATCTCGCCGGACTCAACGACGCCCAGATCAAAGACAAGCGGACCCAGGCGCCGGACCTGAATAAACTCAGAGACCAGATCAAGCTCCGCGAAGTCTGGCGCTCCCGCATCGAGAAGATCAACGAATCCCGCCCCGGACGCCCCTTGAGCGAAGCCGAGAAGATCATCCTCCGCCAAGGCCTGCTCCAACCTGTGCCGCTTGCCGACGGCAGCTCAGTCCCTGCCTGGAAGCTGTCGGAAACCCAGCGCCAGCAAGCCTCCACCCACATCGCCAAAGACGACATCGAGCTGCAGAACAAGCTCGGCCTCGACCCCATCCAGTTCCAGCAGATGCAAGATGCCAGCGGCGGCCACATCCTCGGCCAGATCGAGCGGATGGTTTTTGGCCGCAGCATCGAGCAGCAGACCGACATCGAGCTCGCCCTGGAGAGGGAGCTTCGCAAAGCCAAAGAAGCCGCCGCCGCCGAGCACAACAAACGAGAGCTCGAAAAATCCAGAGAGGCCCTCAAGCGCGGCAAGTTCTACAGCCCCGCCATGCCCGACCCCGCCGCCGGCCAGAAGTCCTCCGGCCCCTACATCATCGACAAACGGACGCAAGCCGAAGAACTGCCAGCGCCCCAGCCGCAAGGCGAGCCCCTGATCATTGCCGATAACCCGAACATGCGCGATTGGATCCACATCAAATGAACCTTGAAACACCCAACGAACCTTCTGTCCCACCCCTGCGCATCCACCTCACCCCCGAGCAGCAGGCCGAAGCCGACGCCCACCGCGCCAAGGAAGACAAAGCCGCTTTCCTCGCCCGTCATCCCGAGTGGAATAAACCCCTCGCGCCGGACTTCGACGGCGAGCACAGCGCCGCCCTCGAAGACGCCAAGGAGCGCCTCGCCATGGCCGCCGTCGGCGCCTTGAATCGCGCCCGTCGCGAACCCAACGCCGCCGTCTACGGTGCCACCAAAGACCTCGGCGAAAGCTTCCAGGTCCTGGAGCCTGCCGCCGATGACATTGTCCGCCAGAAGCAGATCAACTCGATGGAACGAGCCTACCAGTCCACCGCCCATGCCGACCTGATCCAGCACATCAAGGCCCATCCCGAGCTCAGCTACCTGCTCACTGAAGGCGACCTCAAGAACTTCTCCGGCGTCAAGGCCAACCTCAAGCGATTCAGCTTCGCTTGGCAGCGCGGCATGCTCAGCAACGAGCTTGCCGAACTCAGGAACAAACAGGCCGACGGCAAATACCTCGATGCCGACCAGCGCATCCGCATGCGTGAGCTCTCGGAAAAACTCGCCAATCACGGCGATTCCAGCGACGGCAGCTTCCTCGCCTACAGCGCCACCACCATGGGCGAAATGCTCCCCTTCATGGGTTCGGTCATCGGCACCACGGTAGAGGGCACCCTCGCCGGAGCTCTTGCGGGCACCGCAATCGAGCCCGGTGGCGGCACCGCCGTCGGCGCCCTCAGTGGCCTAGAGCGCAGCGCCGTCATCAACCTCGCCCGCGTCGCCAACTACTTCAGCCGCGCCCGTTCCGCCAAGATCGGCGGCACCCTCGCCACCATCCACGGCTCGGAACAACTCGAAACCGGCATGAGCATGGATCGCTACATCCAGGAGTTCACCGCTGCCCACGGACGCGCCCCCAACGAAACCGAAATCGCCGAGCTCGGGCGCAGTGCCAATATCTCAGGTCACCTCAAAGGCGCGCTCGAAGTCCTCCCCCTGCACAGCGCCCTCCATTTTGCGGGCGGCGCAGGCCAACGCCTGATCCAGCGCCTCGGCATCAAATCGCCCCTTGCGGTCGCCGCACTTGGCAGCCTCGCCGCCGTCACCGGCCAGACCATTGTCGAGGGTAGCGAAGAGATGGCCCAACAAGCCGGAGAACTCGCCTTCTCCCCCACCGCTCACAGCGGCGCCCAGTGGCTCGACGAGATCTTCGACGCGGGCAAAGGCGGTGCCACCGCCGGACTCTGGCTCGGTCTGCTCCCCGCCCTCTTCTCCGGTGCCCGCAGCTACCACGGCCAGAAAGACGCCAACAGCACTGCCGAGCTGCAAAGCGCCATCACCGACCAGGCGAAGATCGACGCCGCCCACGCCGGAGCCGCCACCCTGCAAAGCATCCACCAGCAAGTCAAAGCTTCCGACCTGGCGAAGCTCGGCGACAAGACCGCCTTCGAGACCCTCGCCAAAGACATCGCCAAGGACAGCCCGATCACCGAAATCACCCTCGACTCTGCGTCCCTCGCAAAAGTCATCGCCGTCGAGCGCCAAAGCGTCAAAGACAGCCTGCAGCAGCGCTTCCCCGACCTCGCCGACCAGATCGCCAGCCGCGCCGCCGTCACCATGTCCCTTGCCGACTACATCGCCCACATCGCCCCCCTCGGCAAAAGCGATGAGCTTCTCCCCGGCGCCCACCTCGACCAGAGCGGCTTCAGCCTTGAGCAAGCGCAGCAGCGCGAAGCCGAGCTCAAGACCAACATGCCCGCCATCCTCAAAGCCGCCCAGGACGCCGAGAATAACGCCGGTTCCCTCAGCGAATCCGCCCAGAAGGTGCGCGAGGAAGTCCAGGCCATCGCCACCGCCCAAGGCGTCGACGACGAGCAAGCCATGCTCTGGGGCTACCTCTACGGCAACTTCTTCGCCACCCAAGGCCGCCGTTCCGGCCAAGACCCTCATGAGCTCTTCAAGTCATACGGCTGGAATCTGAAAACTGCCGGAACTGCCGCCGAATCGCGTGATATCGTAAGCCCGGAGACACCCGATGCAGCCCCTTCGCAAACTCAGAATGCCACCGCCGCCGCGCTTGCTTACGCCCGCGCAGCAGAATCGTCGCAATCTTCTGGAATGGGAGAAGTTCGAGAGGGAGAATCCGTGGCTGCTAGTGACGCGCCCAGCCCCCTACATGGGGATCACCCCGCCGCCGGGTCAGAACTGGGAAGTCCACAGCCCGAGCAACTGACGCTCAGTCTCCCGGGAGAGCCTCAACCGGTCTTCTACGATGAAGTCGGGATGTCGAAGATCGGCACTTGGGATGCCGGTTTGAAAGAGCTGCTCACTCACGCCGATCTTGCCCGCGCCACCGCCGCCATCGCCGCCGATCCGCAAGAGAACGTCCTCGCCGTCGCCACCGACAAGAAGGGCAAGATCCTCGCCGTCCACAGCGTCACCCGTGGCACCCTCGACCGCAGCAGCCTGCACCCCCGCGAAATCGTCACATGGCTCGCCGCCTACCCCAAGGCGGCCCATCTCTGGCTCAGCCACAATCACCCCGGCGGCGACTCCTCACTCAGCCCGCAGGACCTCAAGACCTCCGAGGCCCTGGACGATATTTTGCGCGACACGCACATTCGCTATCACGGCTTGATCGCCGTCGCCAACAACGGCAGCGGAATCCGCTGGACGGCTCCCGACTTCACCAGCGGCACCGCGACTCCGGCCCTTGGCAAGCATCTTGTCCCTCATGTCAAACGCAGCTTCGTCAAGCAGACCGGCCAAGGCATGATGATGACCAGCCCCGACCAAATCATCCGCATGATGAAAGCCGAAAACCGCGAAGACGAATCCGCCCTGCTCCTCGTCAACACCCGCAACCGCCTCGTCGGCATCTTCCCCTACGACATTGCCAGTGCCACCCACTTGCGCGGCACCGAGCGCCTCAAGACCCTGCTCACTGGCTTGCACCGCGGCTCCCCCGCCCGCTTCATGGCCTACGACGGCAGCGGCAAAGCCGAGCTCAAAGCCTTCAGGAACCTCAGCGCCTTCGGTCGCCAGATGGGCATCGAAATGCTCGACGCCATCACCCGCGACCACCCCGGCAGCGCCCCCGTCTCGATGCGTGAAGGCAACAGCAGCAAAGGCCAGTGGGACTGGGTCGAAAACCAATCGGAATACAACCAATCCGCCATCGGCGAAGACGCCCCCGAAAAACGCATCGGCCAGCGCACACCCGCCAACTTCACCCCGGAGGAGAAAACCGCGTGGGAAAGCGAGCTCGCCCGCCGCGACGACAAAGCCGAAGTCCTGCGCCAGCTCAAACACCACGCCGGCACACCCTGGGCCAAACAGGCCATCGAGGGCGTCTTCACCCGCGCCGCCGCCCGCCTGCTCCTCGAAGGCAAGACCCCGGACTTCCAGTCGGCGCTCGATTCCAGTAAGGTCAAAGGCATGCGCAAGGCCCTTGAAGGAGGACTCGAAAATTTCTGGTTTATGATCGCCACTCATAACGGCCTGCTCTCCGAAGCGGCCAAACCGGTCAACAATGTCTCCAGCACCTTCCTCAACTGCCGCCCCAGCGACGACTGCGCCCAATATTGCTACGCCACCAAGGGCAATTACATCTTCAGCTCCTCGATGGTGAAGAGCGAGCTGGTCAGCCTCGCCGTCGAGATGGATCCCCCCCGCGCCGCCAAAGCCGTCGCTGACGAATACAAACGAACTCGGGAATTCTTAGAGAAAAAAGCCCTGCGCCTCTTCGACAAGGGCGACATCTCGGCCGAGTGGCTGCCCTTCATCGCTGAACTCGAAAAACAGGGTGTCCGCACCCACATCTTCAGCAAGCGCCCCGAGCTTCTGCGGCAGGTCAGCGACTTCCATGTCCGCCTCCTCAGCATCGACCAGAGCAACGCCACCCTTGCCGAGCAAAATCCCGACCTGCCTGTCGCCTATGTCTACACCGAACGCAGCCAGCTCGAAGAGATCGCCAAGCTGGTCAAACGCGGCCAGATGCAAGTCATCCTGCCGGTCAAAATGGGCAGCCGCATCCTGCATGAAGACGAGGTTAAGCCGATCCGCGCCATCCCCGGCGCCAGCAAATACCTCTGCCCCATCGATGCCGGGGTCAAGGAACTGGGCAATGGCCGCAACAACACCTGGAACTGCACCAAATGTGATAAATCCGGTGGCGTCGGCTGTTATGTCGGCCAAAGCACAGAACGGATTAAGGGATACAATGAACACAAGGAGATCGACGAAGATGCCAGCCTCATCGAAAAAATCATCAACATCCGCAGCCGACTTCAATCTGCTGGAGGATCCGGAGTATCAACGCCTGATGGGCCTGTATCAACAGGAACTGGCACCCCGGCTGGACGACTACTTCAACGAGGAGACGCAGGGATTGATTCTCAAGTGGACTCACTCCTTGGCGAACTATTGGCCCGTCTTGACCGAACAGGAAAGGCAGCGAGACCTCAGCGAAGCCCGGCTGATCTTGGCAGAACGAATGGATCAAATGCGCGAACTTCTGCGCCGGATCGAGACGCCGAAAGCGGCAGCACCTACCACCAATCCTCACTAGAGCCGTCCCGCAGCGCAGCGGAGGAAGGCGAGCTCTACCAGGATCGCACCGAGAGCTACCGCGACCGCGACTGGAATGTTCCGGACGAACAGCTGAAGCCGCATGAAGGTAAGCAAGTCGCCCCGCCCCGCGCTTCCTTCACCCCCGCCACCAACCTCATCACCCTCTTCAAGACCGCCGACCGCAGCTCTTTCCTGCACGAATCCGGCCACTTCTTCCTCGAAGTCATGCGCGACCTCGCCCACCGCGACGGCGCATCGCCAGACATCGTCGCCGACTGGGCTCTCATCGAGCAGCAGTTCGGCAATGCCGACGGTATCATCGACAAGCCCGGCCACGAACTCTTTGCCCGTAGCTTCGAAGGCTACCTCATGCGCGGCGAAGCCCCAAGCCCCGAGCTCCGCCCCCTCTTCGCCCAGTTTCGTGACTGGCTCCTCGCCGTCTACCACTCCCTCACCGGCCTCAACCACCGCGCCAGCCCCGAAGTCAAAAGCCTCTTCGATCGCATGCTCGCCAGCGACGAAGCCGTCGCCGCCACCCTCAGCCAGCAGCTCAAAAGCCAGCTCAGCCCCGAGCTTGCCAAGAAGCTCGGCATCAACGAAGCCGATTGGCAAGACTACCTCGCCGCTGCGGCCACCGCAAAAGATGAAGCGGTGAAAGCCATCGACCAGGTCTACTGGCGCCCAGTCATGGACGCCATGAACGCCCACGCCGACAAGGTGCGAGCCATCCGAGCCGAGGTCGAAGCCGCCATCAAGGCCAAGCCCGCCTGGCAGGCCATCGAAGCCCTCCGCAAAGGTGCCCAACACCAACGCCTGAACACCGAAGCCCTCATCCGCCGCTTCGGCGAAACCCTAGTCAAGAAGCTCCCCCGCTTCGTTCCACCCCTGCACAGCGTCGACGGCGAGCTCTTCGCCGACGACTTCGCCCAGGCACACGGCTACGCCGACGCCGGCGACCTGATCCAAGACCTGGCGGGCTTCGCCCCGCTCGAGGAGCAGATCCGCGCCGGAGTCGACGCCCGTCTCCGAGGTGAAGACGACCCGATGGAGATCGCCCGTTCCGAAGGTGCCCGCGCCGTCAACCAAGCCCTCCGCAAGGGCAAGATCGGCGAAGCCGGTGCCGCCGTCATCGCCCGTGAGCTCGTCATCCTCTCTGGCAAAGGCAAGCCATGGCAACACATCGAGCGCGCCCGCGCCGCCGCCCGCCAGCTCATGCTCAGCAGCCCGGCCAAGAAGATCCTCGCCCCCGCCATCTACGCCCGCGCCGCCGAACGCGAAGCCGCCACTGCCGCCCGACTCCTCACCGAAGTCGGCACCAAGCAAGCCGCCGAAGCCGGTTCCGGCATGGCGTCCGGCAGCCTGCGCCGCACCGTCGAAGCCGCCGGCACCATCCTCAGTATCGATGACAACCGAGCCAAAGCCGCCGCGGCCAAAGAGCGCCAGCTCATGCAGTACATGCTCGCCCGCGAAGCCGAGAAAGCTCGCGATGAACGCAACGGCATCTACGAGCGCCTGCTCGATCCCGTCGGCAAGGAGGTCCACGCCGAGTACAAGGCCATGATCGAGGAGATCCGCCGCGCCATCCACATCTACCAGAACCCGGACAACCAGCGGCCCGAGCTCATCGCCTTCCTCCTGCGCGAGAAGAAAGCCGAGAACGGCGCTTGGATCACCCCAATCCCCGACGCCGTCCTCGATGCCTTTGCCGATGCCGACACCGGCATCAACAACCACCTGGCCATGTCCTTGGTCGAGCTCGACGAGTACGCCGCCACCATCGAAGCCCTGAAGATCACCGGCACCCGCAAGGCGCTGGCCGATTCCGAAGCTGCCAAGAAGGCCGAAGCCGCCCGCATCAAGCTCCTCGTCGAAGACATCGGCGGCGCCCAAGCCGCGCCTCCCTCCGGCCTCATCCAGCAGAACCCCCGCAGCCTCGGCGATTTCCTCCGCAGCGACGCAAAAGTCACCGACACCCAAGCTTGGAGCAATGTCCAAGGCTTCGCCGCCGCCTTCCTCCGCTACGAACAGATCATCGCCGTCCTCGACAACAGCGGCCTCGCCCAACGCATCGGCCAAGCCACCAAGCAGCTCTGGAAACCCATCGACCAGGCCCAGCACACCGAGAACGATCTCATCCTCGAAGCCAACAAGGAACTTCTCAAGGCCATCGACGCCATGCCCAAAGAGCAGCGGGCCAGCATGGATGACATCATCACCGTCCCGGAAGTCGGGCGCCAGTTCAAGCGCTCCGAGATCCTCATGGTCCTCCTCAACCTCGGCAACCGTGGCAACGCCGAAAAGCTCACCATTGGCTACAACTGGAGCGGCGCCCAGCTCGAAGCCATCATCAGCCACCTCAGCCCCGAAGACGCCCGCCTGGCGCAGCAGATCTGGGACGACATCGGCAAATGGTGGCCGAAGGTCAACGAGCTGCAGCTCCGCACCACCGGCCACGGCATCGGCAAGGTCAAGCCCCAGAGACTCCGCCTGCATCTCACCGACCGCAGCGGTGCCCCCGTCGAGGTCGAGCTCGAGGGCGGCTACTTCCCCGTCATCTACGATCCCAACGCCGACAAGTCCGGCCGCATCTCCAACTTCGACGAGATGGCCGCGCTCCGCATGTTCCAAGGCGGCAGCCTGAGAGCCGAGACCAACCAGTCCTTTACCAAGGCCCGGACCAAAGCCGCCTACCCCATCCTGCTTGAGCTCGGCGCCCTGCGTCGCCACATCACCAACGTCGCCCACGACCTCAGCCACCGCGAAGCCATCGCCCAGGTGATGCGCACCCTGCAACACGCCGAAGTCCGCAGCGCCATCGAGAAGCGTGTCGGCCGCGGCGCCTACATGCAGCTGCAGCCCGCCATCGAGGCCATTGCCAAGGGCAGCGAGATCGACAAAGGCCAGCAGAAAGCCAACGCCGTCCTCCGCCATGTCCGCTCCGGCGTCACCTACATGGGCCTGGGCTTCCGCTTCTCCACCGCCATCGTCCAGACCCTCGGCTACGGCAACGCCATCGAGATCATCGGCCCCGCCGCCATTGCCAAGGGCATCGCCGCCAGCTTCAACACCCCGGAGGGCTTCGAGTCCGCCCGCGCCGCCATGCTCGCCAAATCCGGCGAAATGCGCCACCGCCACAACAGCCTCGACCGCGACCTCGCCGACAGCATCAAGACCCTCGGCAACGATCTCAGCAAGGTCGACAAGTTCCGCCAGTGGTCATTCTGGATGATCAACGAGATGGACCGCGCCGTCACCACCCCGACCTGGTGGGGCGCCTATCTCGACCACCTGCAGCAGCACCCGACGCAAGAAGACGAAGCCATCGCCCTCGCCGACCGCGCCGTGCGCTTATCGCAAGGCGCAGGCGGCACCAAAGACATCGCCGGCTGGCAGCGCGGCAGCGAGCTGCAGAAGCTCTTCACCATGTTCTACACCCCCATGAACGCCGTCTTCAACCGCCTCTGGGCCCATAGCCGCGCCTTCCGCACCGCCTGGCAGGAAGACCGCGCCACCGCCATGCGCATGATCCCCAACCTGATGATGCGCTACTTCCTCTTGTCGCTGCTCCCTGGCGTGCTCCTCGCCGCCATCCGCGGCAAACTCCCCGAGGACGACGAATCCTGGCTCGAATGGCTGGCCAAGAACAACCTGCTCTACCTCGCCGGCGTCCTTCCCTTCGTCCGCGACATCATCCCCACCATCGCCGGCAAAGGCACAGGCCAGATGACGCCCGCCTCCCAGGCCATCGGCGCCATCACCGCCGTCGGCCACCACGCCTTCGACGACGAAGACGACTGGGGTAACCCCGAAGCCTGGCTCGACTCCGTCGACATGATCGGCTACGTCTTCCGCCTGCCTATGGATCAGCTCACCACCATCGTCCACAACCTGATGGAAGCGGGGAGAATGGGCGACGAGCCGCTGGGGGTGAAGGATTTGATGAGGAGGAGGTGAAACAAAAGCCCCGCCAGAAATGGCGGGGCTCACAGCGGGATCAGCTCTTTCAGTTATTCATAGCCCCCAAGACTCACTTTTTTTCCTGCATGGATACTGATC